GTATTGATATAATGGATAAAGCAGAAATAAGCAAAGAAAAATATAGTTTAAGAGCACATTATTCTCAAAAAGATTATGGATTAAAGTTAAACAATAGATCAGGAATGATTAATTGGATTGGTTTAGATGAAGATGATGTAAATAAATTGAAAGGTACCCCATGTTATTATCCTTTTTATAAAATGTTTATTGATTGGAATGCAGATGTTTTGTTTTGTTCAAACGATTGGGGAAGAGAAAAAATTATAGGTAATTTATTAAAAAATACTTTACAGGATGTTTGGATGTCAAATGAAATGAAAAAAGTTAGAAATAGATTAAAAAATGGTGATAGAACAGAAAGCCCTTGTAATAAGTGCTCTGTAAAAGGTACTTTATTTGGTAAACCTAGTTTTGATTTAATTAATAAATTTTATGAAAATACTAATAACGGGATCGTCTAAAGGCTTAGGCAAATCTTTATTTAATAAATTAGAAAATACAGAGAGTACAAATAAAGAAATTTATAATTTAAATTCTGATAAAGGAATAAATAAAATTATAAATAAAATTAAAAATAATAATTACGATGTATTTATAAATAATGCACATGCACATTTTGCACAAACAAAATTATTATCTAGTGTTTTTAATTTATGGAAAGATCAAAATAAAACAATAGTAAATATTATAAGTAGAGCAGCATATCCAAATATATCTAAAGGTTTTATGTATGCTTCTTCAAAAGCATCTTTATCTTTTTTATCTAATAGTTTAAAATTTAACACAAATAAAAAATGTAAAATAATTGATATAAATCCTGGTTTATTAAATTCAAAATTGCCTAGTTTAAGTAACGACGAAATGGCTGATATAATAATCTGGTGTTTAAATCAACCAAAGCATATAGAAATAGGAGAAATATCCGCATGGCATTCTGCGCCTTATGTAGATGTACAAAAACAAAAACAAATATTATTAAATGAAAGCAGGAAAAATTTGGGGTAAAACCGAAATGATACACAAAAATGGTGTATTAGAATTTCACAGAATAGAATACAACAAAGGATTTAAATGTTCAGAGCACGAACATAAATTTAAATGGAATGGATTTTTTGTTGAGTCTGGTAAAATGCTAATAAGAGTTTGGCAAGATGATCAAAGTTTAATTGATGAAACAATACTTGAAGCTGGCGACTTTACTATGATTAAACCCGGTAAATTTCATCAGTTTGAAGGATTAGAAGATGGTATTGCATTTGAATTATACTGGGCTGAATTTAATCACGACGATATTAATAGAAGAACATCAGGTAAAAAAATATAAAATGAGAATATTTATAGGACACGACACAAGATATGAAGATGCTAGTAGCGTATGCAGGCAATCAATAATTGAAAATAGTTCACCAAATGAACACAAAATTACTTATTTACATAAAGAAAAATTAAAAAACGCTGGCGTTTATGGTAGAGCTGATGTTGAAGGTGAATCAACTGAATTTTCTTTTACAAGATTTTACGCACCGCTTACAGCTAATTTTACAGGAACTATTATGTTTTGCGATCAAGACTTTGTGTGGCTATGTAATCCATCAGAAATATTAGATACACTTGATATGTCAAAACCAGTTCATTGTGTAAAACATGAAATAAATTCAGATGATATACAAACAACAAAAATGAATAATCAAGTTAACAAAGTATATCCAAAAAAATTCTGGAGTTCATTAATAATATGGACAGATCCAACGGCTTTTAAACACATTACAAAAGAGTCGTTAGATGGAGCTTCAGCTAAAGCATTACATCAATTCCAATGGGTTAATCCTAAACAATTAGGCTCAATAGATAAAAAATATAATTATTTAGTAGGTTATTATAATGATAATAACTATAAAGCTTTACATTATACTCAAGGAGGCCCTTGGCTACCAAATTATGAAAATTGTGAACACGCAGATAAATGGCATCAAGTATATTCAAGAATACCAAAAATAAATCAATAATATTAGTTGGTAATTCTGTTGAAATCATGGAACATGAACACCATGAGTTTATAGACAGCCATGATATAGTTGTGCATTTTGGATCTGCTTTAGACGCTACCGATAAGCAGAAAAAATCAATAGGAAAAAGAACTGATATTTGGGTAACTGGACAATTCAGAGCAGGATTATTTAATAAATTTTATTCTGAATTTAAAAACGGAGAATATAAAAATATAAAAATATTATTAAATAGATGTAGAAAAAATTGGCATGATAAAACATGGATTATAGAAGATAAGTTGCCAAATGAAATGAAGTATGAAACAATGTTTTCTGATAAAGAAATGTTTGAAATGATGAAAGAGCTAAATAAATCTACAAAATCTGAATATAGATTTTCTGCAGGATTTTTAACAATATTATTTTTTATATTTAAAGTAAAAAATTATAAAAGCTTATCTTTAATAGGGTTTGATTTTTTTGCTAAAAGCACTAAAACAAGAAGAATGGCTCCTTTAGATGACCCTAAAATACCAGGGTATGTAAGTAAATGCGATCCTCATAGTTGGCATATGCCATTATATACGATAGCACAGTCTTCGCATGAAATGCAGTTTGAACAAGATTATGTTTTAATGTTAGAAAGAAGAGGGCTTTTAAAATGGCATATATTAAGTGATTTAAAAAAATCTAAAATAAAATATACAAATTGGTTAAATAAAAAATAAATTTATATTACTATATATTTAGTTTCACTACCTTCACGATATGCTTTCAGACATCTGTTTCTGTTAGCTTCTTCATTTACATATGATATATGCACCCAGTCAGGATTTTCATCCGTTCCAAATTCCCATATCATTTGATCAAAATTTAAATTAGCTTTAACATATTTATACATGTCTGCATTAGACATATAGCCATATGTATCATCTATATCAATTGCTTGCCCGTGGCAATGTTGTGATTTACTCGACCCGCCGATTGCTTGATTAAGTTCCGGCCCGCGGTAAAATGAGTTTATTTTTATAGGTCCATTAACGTGTTTACGTAATGGTTCAAAAATCTTTTCTGCTAATAATTCCATATTAGCTAAATGTTTTTCTGTAGGTTTGTTTTCTAAACCTAATCTCGTCGCTGTATTGCTATACACACCTTCCTTATAGCTGACGTGTTCACTTATTTTTTTCATTTATTTAGCACCCTATACAAAATGGGCAGTTAGGTATTCCACACATAATTTAAAATTTACTTGCTTGATTAACTTCATTTATCGCTTCTTGTATTTCTTTTAAGTTTGTTGGCATTTCTAAATCTAAACCCGCTTTCCAAACCATTTCTTTTATACCATCTTTAAATAATATAATAGTAGGTGCCATACGTACCTTATATTTTTTTTTAGCTTCAGGAGCTTTACCTATATCAACTCTATAATAAGTTGCATCTTTTAATTCTTTCCATTCTGCAAAACAATTAGCTTCATTAAACTTAGCCCAAAATTCTACTACAACTGGTTTATTATTGTCATCGCCAAATGCTTGCTTCTCGTTTATTTTATTTTCAAACTCGCTATCTTGTATCCAGTATTTTTCTGGTACTTCAATTTGAGCGAAAGATATAAATGGAATTAAAATTAAAATTAAGTATTTCATTATCTTCGTTGTTGTAGTTCATATAATCTTTCATCAATTTTGTCTAACTGTTCTTTCATAGCTTCAACATCATCTTGAGTATCTAAAATTGTTTGACGAATTAATTCATCTTTTAAATCATATTCAACTCTATCGATAACGGGAGCGGGTAATTCCTTTGCCTCAGCTATATCAGATTGCAAAGCAAACCACATGGCCGCCAAGCTAAAAATGCCTGCACCTAACATACCTAATGTTTTTAAATCGAGTGTTACTTTTGAATCTTCTGATATTTGCTTTGCCATGATTATTTTTTAGCATTATCTATTTCTAACGCTTTAACAACATATTTTAATTGTTCTACGTCATCTTGTAAATATTGTATTCTTAAGTCTTGTTTTGCATCATCTGGTAATGCACCCATTTCTCCACGTGGCCATTTAATTCTAAACTCTTCATTAAGCGCAACAGCATCTTGCATTCTAATTACATCTAATTGTAATTGTGCTATTTCAGCTGTTAATGTAAACCAAACACTAGCTATTGATATGATACCAACAACTGCGCCGATCATTGCTTTTATATCTAGCGATACTTTTGATTTTTCTGTTAATTCGTCCATTATCTAAAGGTAAAATTAACTCCAAAGTTTGAGTTAAATATTTTTGAGTCCCAAAATTTAGTATATTCACCTTCAATAAATATACCTATTCCTTTGCTAACTTTCCATCCAAAAACTAAACCTGCTTGGTAATCGTCCCATTGTTCGCCTTCTAATAAATCATTATGACCACCTTTACCCCAGCTGTTTCTATGAAGATAGCTGAAGTCTTCATTACCTCTTACATATTTATGATAAGGTAATATATAATTTCCGTATGCATGAAGCCAGAAATTAGCTTTGTAATGATAAAAATCAAAACCGACAATTGGTGCAATCTCAGCAAAAGGCTCTAATTCAGCCCAAGCTTCTTCGTTAAAACGGTTCATCAATTCAAAAAATACATCGTCTCTAAACTGTAAATCTGTATATGCAACTATATCACCATTGCCATTTATCCAATACCAATCATATATTTCATTTCCAAACTCATCTGTTGACTGATAGGATATATCATCATAACCATATAAAAATCCTAATGAATACCAAGGGTTAGCTGGATATTCAAATGACTCACCTGTATTAGGATCTGTATATGTTTCTGTTTCATTTAACCATATTTCAATTGGATTATATCCGTATGGTTGCTGGTGTGTACGATATATTGCACCAGCAGATATACTAAATTTTTTACCAATAGGTAACCTAGCTCTTACTTCTCCAGAAGTATATTCAAAACCTACATTACCTTGCTCTCTAGATTCAAATTTACCTATATGATATTTACCTGTATGTCTTACAAATAATCTTTTATTAGTAAATTCTTCTCCATTTTTTCTTTCTTTTTCCCAATGTAACAAATATTCTAAACCTTTTACAGCTGATGTTGGGGCTGATAAAGCAATTTGCTTTTCAAGTTTCTGATCACCAGTCCAAAACGTGCCGGGTTTAACTTCGTAATCAAATCTAGCTAATTTACGTATACCAAAACCGTATCTATAATCATAAGGATGATAGACAGTTTCATCTACAACTTCTGGTATTGCGTATAAGTCATCAGGATTTGTTCTTACGAAATATTCTTTAGATTCCATTTTTGCATTACCAACATTACCGGCTGCATAAAATGTACCATATTTTAAAAAATCTTTATAAACTTCTTTTAAGAACTGCGCGTTACTATTAAAGGATATTAATAGTATTAATATAGGGAGGATTTGTTTCATGTTGAGTTAAATTTGTATAATATATGTAATTACGCATTATTTTCTTCTTCTAACGTTTTTCACTCTTCTTGGTTTACCGGCTGGTTGTCCTAATCTTTTCTTTTCTGCAATCTTTTTTCTTTTTTCAGAAGCAGACATCTCACCTGAAGTTTTAGGGGTTTTACTAGATATTCTTTTACTTGGCCTACAATAAGGTGTACCTCTTTTTTCTCCTGCTCTTCTGCCGCAGGGTTTACCTGTTCTAACATCAATCCATTTTTCTTTGAACCAACGTTTAAGTGCTAAACCTTTTTTAGTTTTTCTTACTGCCATTTAGTAATTTTTTAACTTTATTTCTAGTACATACCATTTTTTTAGCATAACTAGGATTTTTTTTCCTATTAAAAACATATTGTTGATTTAAACTACCAACAATTTTACGCATATCGCCTTTTCTAGATTTAATCATCCATTTAGCTAATGCTCCGCAAGATAAATTTTTGAATTTACCTTCAGCATCTGGAGCATCGGAATCTTTCCAAGTTGGTCTATGTTTTGCCATGTTTTCTTCTTACTTTATTTTTACAAGCTGTAGCTATTTTAGATTGTGCAGGTTTTTTACCGTATCTGGCTCTTTGCTCCATTACAGTTAATATTTGTATTTTTCTAGCAAAAGATTTATTTGATCCCATAACTTTAGAACAAGTATTTTTAGCGTCTTTTACAGTAGCGTATTTTATACGCATAGTATCTTTTGGATTTTCGTCTGTATATAAACGTCTACTACTACCCTTAGGTTTTTTACCTGTTCCTTTTACTGGATCTGCCATTACTTTAATAACTTAGCTTGTTTATAAGCTTTCATTAAAGATTTTTTAGGTAATTCATTTATATGGTAAACAAATACACTTCTTTTAGTATGCGTTTTACCAGACATTAATTTACCTTTAGCGTCTTTATGCGTAGCACCTTTGTACATAGTGCCATCTTTTTTAAAATGTGGTACACCTTTCATATTATTATTTTTTAGATTTATTACCCCAGTTTTTAGCCCCAACTTTTCTACATTTAGCCAATGCACCTGAAGCATATGCTGAAGGGAATACTTTATATCTTGATTTTACTTTGTGATAACATGCGTCTTTTTTTGCCATAATTATTCTCTTATTATTCTGGAATCATCTCTATTAACTCCTGTTGATCTTTCAATATTAATATCATAGGTTTTTCTTGGTCTAACTCTAGTTGATTTTTTTTCAATATCCAATTCCCAAGTTGACCAACCTAACAATAAAGCCACTCTTTGCCAAGCTTCTGTATCAGATGCGACGGCAGCCCTAGTGTTATCATATATTCTCATAACTCTATCAAGCGGTACGTTTGTAAATGCTGATATTGTTTGAGCTGAAGCCATAGCCGCAGGATTATCTAAGCTTATACCCTCTTCTATCATTTTATCACCTTCATATTCTAATGTGTATAACGCTGATCTAACTTTTGTTACTTTAGAGTCTAATGGTGGGGAAATATCTAACAATCTCCATGCTGAATCTTGAAAATTTGGTTTTGGTTTATTTGATCTTTTAGCAATATCCATTGCAAAGTTTTTACCAACCATAACTGCATTACCTACAACACCAGTACCCCTTAATATAGAATCCAGCATACTATTTAATATACTTTGATATTTTTCTTTTCTTTTTTCTTTTTCCTCTTCACCATCAAATCCTAAAGCAA